CAACGATTGGTGTTCGTGGTACTGACTTTACAATGACCATAGATGAAACAGGTTCATCAACAATTATTCTTTTACCAAGCTGTGATACAAATGGTAGTTGTTTTGTTGGTGAGATTAGTGTAGAATCAGACGCAGGTCAAGTTATACTTAATCAAGCATTTCAAGCTACAGTTGTTGATACACTTGCGAACAAACCAATGACACCTGTTATTTTAGATTTAGATGAAGAACTTATTGGCAACTTACTAATCATATCTAAACCTGCTGAGATAGAAAAAATGCAAACAACTGAAGGATTAAATGAGGTTGCAGACGCTTTAGATATTGACTTTTTACAATTTGATGATTTAGAAATTGACTATCTTGAGGAAGAAGAAAATCAATTTGCAACAGGACTTGATATAGATTTTTTAGAACAAAACTTTTTAGTTGATATTTTAAAACAATTAAATCAAGAACTTGCTAAGCAAATGAGAAATGAATTTGATAAACAGAAATCATCTGATGGTATTGTTTTAGGTAAAAATGCTGAGACTGGTGTTATAATATTAGATGAAGATCCAGAATGGGTTTGGATTAGAGAGGATGCAAGTGGCTCATATATTGAGTTAAGATTAGATAAAGAATATGGTTATGTTTTAAATGTAATACAAAGTGAGTTTGAACAATATGATTTTGAATTAGGAGGTATAGAGAATGTTATCAATATTCAACAAATTAATTAAAGACAATATATTACTAATATTTTTAGTAATCTTTATATTGTTTATTTCTACAAATGGTAAATCAGAAACAGTCCATATTAACTATACTGATACTAATATGTACAATAATATGAAAAGTGAATTAGAAGATATGGGCTTTACTGTTACTGGTACAAATAGTGGTACTGTAACACTATCAGATTTTACTAGCAAAGATTTACATATCAATGTTGCAGGTAGTTCAAATTGTGGTAATAACTGTAAGACAGCATATGAAAGTTATATTGGTGCAGGTGGTACAGTTATAATTGCAGGTAACGGTGACCATGATGGCAATAGAACAGGTAATATTGAACAGTTAGTAGAAAGTAAATTAAGTGTAGGTACTATTACAATGCACACAGGTGAAGCAAGTTATACATCATGGTGGCAAGGTAATAGATTTTCAGGAGCAGCAACAACTGGTTATACTGCTGTTAGAAACCTTTTTACTATGAACTCTGGTGGTACAAGTCTTGGTAACAACCATTCAGGTGGTACTGGTTTGCATACTTGGGCAGAATATAGCTATGGCAGTAATGGTGGTAAACTAGTAGTTACTTTTGACCAAATACAATTCAATCAATCGAACTCAACATGGTCAACTAGAACATGGGCAGGTATAGAACAACAACTTGAAGAAATGGGTATATTATCAACCACAGTAAACATAACACCAACAACAACTCAATCATCTACAATTACAAGTGATAAAGCACAAACAGGTAATGGTGTTAAGATGAATGTTGATGGTGATGGCAATACAATTAACATTGAGCAAACAGGCGAAGATAATTTTATCATAGGTACAAACTGGTCTAGTGATAGTGCAATCACAGGTAATAATAATACTGTTAATATAGACCAAGGTAATGTAACAACAAGTGGTACAAGTGGTAATAATGGTATTGCATTAGATATAACAGGCAATACAAATACACTTAATATTTCACAAGGCGATTATGGTACAGATACAGGTGACCATAGAATATGGTTAGATATTGACGGCTCTACAAATACACTAACTTTACAACAACGAAATGATGGCACAACTTCAAGTGAGCATTATATGAATTTAGATTTAGATTCATCTTCAAATGTCATTACAATGCAACAACTTGATAATGGAGATAAGACCTTATTTTTAGATATAAATAATAACAATAACGCAGTAGATATAAACCAATCTGGTAGTGGTGAACACTTTTTGGATTTAACTTTAGGTTCAGGTAGTTACGCTCATGATGTTGATATATCACAAACAGGTACAGGTGACCATGCAGCTCGTGTTGACTTAGATGGTTACTCTACTGATTTTGATTTATCACAAACTGGTTCTACTGACCAAGATTATAATGTAGATATGACTTGTGGAGTGCAAGCAGGTTGTACCTTATCAACAACACAGGGTAATTAATGAAAACATATAAATGGACAATCTCAATAGTATATTTGATGATATGTGTATTTGATTTTGTATTAGTGCCAATATGGTTTGGATTTAATCGTCCAGAATATCAATCATTTGTAGAGCAATTAATGACTATGGATCAAAACCCTATGTTACAAATTGAGTTTATGAAAAAACTTACAGACCATCATAACCCTTATACTTTACAAATGGGTGGGTTATTTCATATTGCTTTTGGTGCAATTATAACTGGTAATGCTTTTGGAAGTAAACTTTAAATGAAAAAAATATTGACACATTGGACTACAGCATTCATAACATTATTTGTATTGACATATATTGGTCTACAAGATCCATGGGTTAAAGAAGTTTTAAGACTTAAATCATTTGACTATCTTTTAGCAAATGAAGAAGTATCACAATCACAAGATATTACAATCATAACAATAGACGAAGAAGCAATCGAGAAGTATGGTCAATGGCCATGGCCTAGAGATATAATAGCAGACTTAATCGTAGAGTTACGACAAGCAGAAACAGGTATCATAGTCATGCCTATATTGTTTAGTGAACCTGATAGATTTGGTCATGATGAATATTTTTGTGAAGCATTAGGTTATGGTACAGTAATCGCACAAACAGGAACAACACAAAAGAATACGAGTAATGCAGTACCGAGAGGTGTTGCAAAGATAGGTAATCCACTTGCATTTTTATATGAATGGCCAGGCATGGTAGGACCAGAATTATTTTTATCTCAATGTTCTAGTGGTGTAGGTGTTATCAATACAGCACCAGAGATTGATGGTGTCGTAAGACGAGTGCCTTTATTGATGAAGATAGGCGAGAATGTTTATCCGAACATGGCAATCGAAACAATACGAGTTGCAGTAGGTGATCCTAGTTATCAAGTTAAGGCAGATAACTTTGGCGTAACTGCTATGAGAGTACCTGGTTACGCAACAATCAACACAGACGCAAACGCAAGAATATGGTTACGATGGAACAAAGAGTTTAACACAATATCTGCCGCAAGTCAAGACTTTTCCGCAGCTGCAGGAACTACTGTAATTATTGCCTTGACAGCAGAGGGATTATCGAGTATAGTAGCAACACCCACTGGTGAGAAATATGACTATGTAATAAGTGCTAATTCACTACAAACAATATTAGATGGTCAAACGATTACGAGATACGATTCATTGATAGAATTATTGCTTGCATTTGCTGTAGGATGTGTTATAATATTATTAACGAGATATGCACCATACTGGTTAATTGGTCTGACACTCATAGGTGCAACAGTAGGCATAGGTAACTATTTCACTATTGCATTTGAAACACTAGTATTAATAGATGTTACATGGATCTTATTAATATTATGGGTTACTGGATTTCATGCTACATTCTTACGTTTCATATTAGAGTTTAGAGCAAAACAACAAATACGAAAACAGTTTGAGAAATATCTAGACCCACGACAAGTGGCAATACTTGTAAAAGATCCTAGTAAATTAAAACTAGGTGGTGAAAGAAAAGAAATGAGTTTCTTATTCATGGACATTGTAGGTTTCACACCTATAAGTGAATACTATAAAAACAAAGATGATCCTGAAGGTCTTGTAGAAGTCATTAATGATTATCTAAACAGAATGAGTATAATAGTAATGAAGAACGGTGGTACAATTGACAAGTACATGGGTGATTGCATTATGGCGTTCTGGAATGCACCACTTGATTGTGAGAACCATGCAGAAATGGCAGTCAAAACTGCTATCGAATGTGCCGAAGAAACAGATAAGATCAAAGCAGAATTTAAAGAAAGAGGATTGCCTGATATCAACATAGGATCAGGTGTCAACACAGGCACTTGTATCGTAGGTAATATGGGTAGTGAGATGAGATTAGATTATTCTGTTATAGGTGACGCTGTAAATCTAGCTGCAAGACTAGAGGCAACAACAAGAAACTACAAAGACGAGAACGGTAAGGTAACACCTCTATTATACCCTTCATTTACATACGAAAAACTTAAAAATATCAAGTCAGTAGAAGTAGATAAAATCAAAGTAAAAGGTAAAGAAGAACTAATTACGATCTACAAACCAATATAAATAGTAGCATGGCAAAGACAGTATTCGATAAGATACTTGATAGTACAACTGGACCCAAGTCTTACAACTGGTACAAAAAAGAAGTTGGTAAGATTACAACGCCAGGTGCTCGTGCCTTGATCAATCAAGGTAAAGCAACTATCAGACCGAAGTTTGGTGTAATGAATTTATTTGGTTATGATCCTAAGAATAAAGCGACATTACCTCTATATGATAGATTTCCTCTTATCATGCCTCTTGATGCTGCAAAGGGTGGGTTCTATGGATTGAACTTTCACTATTTGCAACCAGGTGCCAGAGTTGCTTTTTTAAGACAACTACAACGATATGCTAGTGATGATAATTTTGATAAAAAAACTAGGTTCAATTTATCAGGTGGCATACCAAAGAATAGTTATCTTAAAAGAACAATAAAACACTATCTGTTTGACCATGTTCGAACATCATTTTTGAACATAACAGCAGATGAAATGGCAATCGGTATCTTTTTACCTGTTGCAAGATTTCAGAAAGGGCAACCTTACTAATGGCAATTTTTAGACAAGGTAAAAGAGTAGGACCATTTGATATTCGAGCAGGTATATCAAGAGGTGATCTAGCAGATTCTGCTTATCATAAGACAGATAGCGATCCTAGATTAAGACAACCTGGCACTTATAAAGAAACTACGATAGGCCGTTTCCGTGCATTGATGGGAAGAGCAGAAGGATATGCTAGACCAGCAAGATTTGCTGTTCGTATAAATCTACCTACAAATCTAGAAGCATTAGCAACTGAAAGACCAGAAGCATCATATGGTGTACCACAAACAACGATAGCATCGCAAAATGAAAAAGCGGTTACCATGAATCAATTAGTTTCACAAATGGGATCACAGGTTAATATGCATTGTGATAGTATATCAATGCCCGCTCATGATTTACAATCCGAAGAACATTTACAATATGGCATACCTTCTCAAATAGTTACAGGTCATGGTTTTACAGGAACAATAGGTGCTTCTTTTTATGCAGACAAATATTTAAGAGAAAGACATTTCTTTGAAGCATGGCAAAAGATAGCAGTAGGCATGAAAGATCATAGAGTGGGATATCTCAAAGATTATGCAGGTACAATAGAGATTTATCAATTAGGATCAAATGATCAAGATGGCGATACTACTGATATACCAACTTATGCTATCAAAGCAATAGAATGTTATCCTGAAACTGTGAGTGCTGTTGAGTATAGTTATGGTGCTGCAAGTCAAATAGTTAAAATAAATGTAGGATTTCAATATAGACAATGGTATAACATGGCAACTGACTCTATTGGTTCAGTTGACTTCGGTGCAAGTTCTCAAACTGTACATGATGTTAAGAGAGGATCACCAGGGTTGTTTGGTTTCCTACCACCTGATCTAAGAAGAACAGGTCGTGAGATAGTCAACAACGCAAAGAATCAAATACCGATAGGAAGGATTTTTAAAGGGAAGATATTCCCACCTTTCACAACATAATTTTATATAATAAAGGAGATTAAATTATGGCACTACCAAAACTGACCACTCCGACATATGAGTTGGAA